ATTTCAACCTCCTCCAAAAACATAATTAATAACACCTGCGGGATGATTGATGTTTTCAATCACCTGAAATGTTCCATCCTTAAAATCTGTTTGTGCGTCAATAATCTCATCACCTGACCACATCTCACAATGCTCAAACTTTTTCACATAAATCTCTTCACAATGAGACATAGATTCAGCAGCAATTACACACATTCCACGAGTAGCATCCCAAAGAACATTGCTGATAATATAGAGATTCATTGTACTGCCTCAATTTCATCAGCGATTTTTAGCACTTCCTGTTTCCAGGCAGTGAATGTGTCATTTGGACTGTATGGAAGAACTTGATTGACTACCTCACGCAAGGCAGCAGCAACACCATCACGATGCCAGTATGATCTTTCTTGTTGATGAGAGTCCCAGAATGCTAGAATTACTTTTTCTGCTTTGGTCATTGGTAAGTTTACTCCACTTTTTTGATAGAAAGAATTTCTAATTTTTTTGGTTGTGGTTCTTCTACTTTCCAGTCAAATGGAGTATCATCCTTCAACCAGTCAGGACAGACAAAAGGTTCTTGTTTGACTTCAAGAATAACCCATTTTTTATCTTTTTTGATAAGTCGTCGTTCAGCAATTGCATTATCCATAAAATTTCCTTTTCGCAAATTACAAATTTCACACATATTTTGTAAGTTTGTGTGTTCCAATCTCATATTCCAATATCTTCTTACTGGGTAAATATGGTCAACATGCATTTTTACTTCTTCTTCAGATTTTCCACAACAATTACATACTCTTTTTTTATTGAGTTTGTAATAATTACAAAGATAATCTTTGCGACACGATTTCCATTCTTCAGACAAATACCATTTATCAGAAATTGACCTTGGAACTTGAACTGGAGCAGCAGAAACTCTTCTACCACCACCTTTATAAGAAAGAATTTGTTTATGCTCTTCAGAACCATACTTTACATACTTGTATTGTTTAGTTCTATTATCCCACTTTCTAAATGAAGTTGAAAATAACTTTCGTTTCCAATGAAGCGAAGATGGTTCTATTGTTCCGTCTTCATTATAAACCCAAGATCCTCTCGTTTTGGTCATAGCACCTCCCATTCAGTTTCCCAGTGGCAATCTTCGCTTACATTGACCCAGAAGCAGTATTTCTGGTTCTCACTAACAAGAAACAGCATACCATCTCCTTTGTCTTGCTCAACAACACAGATAGGATTACCATCCATGGAGTTAGCAAGACGGTTCTTTGCCTTGCTAGATTTAGGTCTTACAGTCACTCTTTTCATTGACCTTCCTCCAGGTTTGTGAGTTCTTCATCAGTCAGTACAGTTCCCGCCATAAAACCTCTTTCCAGTCGTGCCCACTCTTTTTCTGCCTGTTGCATATCCTCAAACTTCTTCTTTAGGTCTTCACCCAAAGTCAGTTCAAAGTAATCAGCAACCTTACGCATATCTTCTTCGCTGCGGTCTTCACCAAATGCGACACCACAAGCACCTTTCATGATGTTGATGTCATCGTGACCCATTGTACGAGCAACAGTTGCAAAGAAGCGAAACAGTTGAAGAGTGGAAAGGTCTTCGGCAGGAACCTCAAAAGTGTAATGCTCTTCGGGGAGCATCGTATCATCAAAACCACTGCTGTAATGGGTAGAACTCCATTCAGTATCAAACTGGACTTTGAGAGTTGCTTTGTAAGTCATAACGATTGTTGTTTACAGATATATTATACACCAGTCCAGGGGTCTGGAGCAGGTGCTGTGGACAGTTTTTCAAGTGTCCTAAAGTTCCAAGTCCTGGCCATAAAGTCTAGATCAAATCCAAACTTATAAACCCAAATCATAATGCCAAGCAGTCCACCATTTCCACTACTAATTTGAATGTAAGGCCAACTAGGATGATCGTTCCATGATAGAGAAAATTGTAGCACAGAACGTTTCTTCAGTGGTCTAGGCCAATGTTTGCTCAGGTTTATAATCTGACAGTAATAATCGTGTCCAAAGTCCTCACGATGCTTGACGTTTATCAGAATGTTTGTCATCTTTTGGTTCCCTAGGTTTTGGAGCATTACATTTATTGCAGTAATATGAAAATCCACTGCGAAAGTATTTTACCACCTGATAGTGGTCACTGTCAAGTGGTTTGGTCTTCCCACACTTGCTACAAGTCCTTTCCGCTAGACTTTTTAGCTTTTTTGAGTTCTTTGAGTTCTTCTTTGATTTCTTTGTATGCTGTTGCGGCATCAATTTTTCCGCCAAGTTCGAACGCACAGATAAGACTAACTCTCGTACCGAAGTGAGCAAGTGCTTTTTCAAAATTATCCAGTTCATACATGATTTCACCTCAAACTATCCTAACTAATTTGTGTGTACGATGAGCATCTACTGCACTCTCTGGCAAAAGATCTACGCCAAGAGTGACTCTTGGTACATGTAACTCATGCAATGTAGTCCAATGAATGATATATTCAGGGAACATTGTAATTGTACCAGGTACATTGTCAAAAGCAACACTATTTAGTCCATATGGATTTTGGTACACAGTTTGTGTATTGTGTGCTTGTAAAGTTATATTTGCAGACAAAAAACTATACTCATCACACGCATGTTGATGGGGTTTTATTGCTTGTCTAGATCTCAATACATTTGCCCACATTTGAGCATAAACGGGTTCTTCAAAATCAGGAGCCATCAAGTTGACTCCATATGCTAACTTATCCTTGATTGTTTGACATACTGGATGCTCCCACTGAAGCATATTATATGCTTGAAACTTTGCAGTGATAGAATTTGGACCAAGACCAGTCCCTCCATCATTTTTGTACTCAGGATTCTTACTAATAATATCCATTTCTTGTTCAATAATATGAGTAGTAAGACTCTTACATTCTTCAGGTGTAAGAATTACTTCATTCCATACTTTGACACAATATGAAACTGCAAATGGAGTTTTTGGATCATTCTCTTGGTAAAAAAGTTTAGTGATTTGATTCATGACGTATCCCCATTCCAACTAATGAGTATCTATGTTCATCTAAAAATGTTTCTTCTGGTATATATGGAGAATGGAAATATCCTCCATCATAAATCAAACAACTGTTATATTCAATAGGAGCAATGGTGTCAAGTTGCCAGTTTTCATCACCACGAAAACATTCCCACTTTGTTACTTTATAATCGGTCTCGGGGAAAATCTCCTCGTATTCTTCTTTATTGAGTTCAGTAACATATTTTTTATCACGCCAGCGCCAGAATGCAGTCCCCCCAATACCTTGACACATCCACAGATTGAATACAAAGTTGATAACATTTAGATTGCCTTCAGGATCTGTAAATACATCAGCATGTGGCAAATGTGATCTATCAACCATTGGCATATCACCTGTAAATATGTTATTGAATATTCGCACAGGCATGAAATCAACATCTTGACGAATACGTTCCATAATAGTTGCTGCTGCCCAAGGTGGGATTTCTTGACGCCAACCAGGAGCAAATCCACCAGTCTTTCTCCACTGAGAAGAAATAACTGGAAATTGTTCCATAATCTGAACATACAGATCTGGATTCAATAAAAAATTTTGATACATTTTGAATGAGTTCATTCCATCAATGTTCACCTCAACCAGTTTTGTTTCTGGATTGATTTGAACTGCTTTCAGAAATTTCTCTTCATCAATCCAATTTAGTGTCATATCTTGTTACCTTGAATGTGTAAGATCCTCGTGTTTCAAATACTTCTGGCAAAACATTGAAAGAAATACTAATTCTAGAGTCTGCATAGTTTTCGTCATAACCATGCACCAAATTAGATTGCCATAACAATAAATCCCCTTCGCCATGATCTATAATTGCACCACCAGAATTATATTTTGTTTGTTTACATTCTGCTAGTTCAATATATGGTTTACATGATGCTCCAGGGATCATGTTTCCATTTTGGAATGACAAATGTGGGTGTTTACCACGAATAAAATTAGCAAAATATGTACCAGAAATATACGAATTGCTGTGAACATGTGCAAACTGATGTCCACCAGTATCACACTTATTCAACCAACAATCTGTAATGATTACGTTCTCACATTTGTAACCAAGTACATCATTGATAAAATCAAGAGAGCATTGTTTGATCCACTCTTCAAATTTATCAAATAATCCTGTAGAAAGGAGATTTTGATTGTACCTGTTGAAATAATGTGTGAGTTGATCTGATTCACCATTTATTTTTACATACTGTTGATCACCATATTCGTCTAGAACATCAAAACATTTTTGCTTGACATCATCAATCCCATTTTGAGGCATTTTATATTTCCCAATTGATATGGGAAATATTTCCATAATTTCTTTCATGAGCAATTCAACCGATTGAGTGCATAATTATAACCAAGGTCACCTCTCATCCAAATATTGAATGATACACTAAACCTTGGTTCTGTGCCGTACCTATTAGGTATTGTACCATGTTCCAACCAGGATGGGAATAGTAGTAGCAAACCTTTTTTTGGACGTATAATAATTTCGCCCATGTTGATATCATTTAGTCCTCTAACTTGAGGCATAATAGTATATCTTTTTACTGGATCTATAAATTTGATGGCACCGCCGTTAGTAGCATAATCAATCTCTACATCCTCAGGATACCAAACTCCAGAAAAAAATGAATTACTATGGCAATGAGATTGAATTGATGCATTCTTACCTAATGAATTTGCCCACATTGATGTGATATATGGTTTGATGGATGTGTAACCATACTCTGACCAGGCACTTTGTACTGCTGTTATAACTTTGATACAAAAGTTGTGATAGATGGGTTCTTTGTCAAGGGTATCTTCAGTCTGATACGATTCTTGATCAAATGCTTTTTCTATTTCTCTTGTTGCCCACCTAGAGTTTAGATCTCTGATAATATCATTTTGCTCATCAACGAAACACGGAAATTCAAATAAACACGTTGGAAACACCTTATGCACAGTTGGTTCCATTGGAGTGTTGGGACCATCATAATAAAAATAACTCATTCTTTTTCTTCACTGCCCTCCAGCATAGCAGTAATTGGATTGTCACCACCGCTGATCATTTCATGTAGTGGAATATTTAGAGTTTCTTCAATTCCATCCCAGGTTGGAAGTCTGAAATTGTTAGGATCTCTCAGTAGTTTATTAGCAGTAGGTGCCAATGCCCTTTCAATTTTCTGTAATTGAGCACCAAGAAGATTACTATATTGGAATCCAACTGAAAGTGCCTTGAGTTGATCTTCTTCGGGCATCATAGAAATAGAGTCTAGATTACCAACACTAATTCTACCAAATGACATGATATCCATTGCTGCTTGTTTACCCATACGGGCAATCCAGTATTTCTTTTCTTCTTCTTCATCATCATTCCAATAACGCAGAAGATCTTCTTCAGTAGCACAGTGCTGTCGTACTAGATCAATGAAAACATCAGACTCTTTGGTTTGCCGAATATATTTTCTTTCTGCAATTTCAATATCGATACACTTATCTTTGTGATCGATTTCTAAAAGTTTACGTTCGTACTCTGACTCACAATTAGCAAGACGTTCCTCAATATGATCACGATGAACTTTTTCACGCTCAATTTCAAATTCAATTTTTTTGAGCGAGTGAGTTCTATTTTCAAGTTCAAGCAATGCTTGCCTAACTTGACGATACTTTGTTACATGGCTGTGACTAACAAAAACTTCATTTTGGTATTTTGTTTGTCCACTTGCATATCTTACAGAATAATCAAGAATTTGCTCTTTTGATAATGTCATTCAAATCACCATTGTTATATTATATATTAGAAATTGTAACCCTTGTTTACCTCTTGTCTGACTTCTTGTCCATCAACAAATGTAATTCTTCCATCTTCAATTGCTTGAGTCATTGGCATGTGAACACCCAAATAATCTTCATAGAAACGATTCATTTCAGCAGTTGTAGTGCAAGATTTATACTTAGCTTTTACTTCATTCATGGATACAAGTAATTGTGTAACCCTTGCTTTATGTCTATCCTTGGCAGTGATAATTCTAGTGGAAAGTTCATCCAGTGTCAAGTCTCTTGCCTCAGCAAGAGCACTCAAAAATGGATAATTCCCCTCTGGATTTAGTTTGTATGCATTTGCATCTTCGATTTGATATTCAAATGTTGCCTGTTCAAGATTAGTATTCAGATCTAGAAGCATGAAACGTTTGTCATATTCTTCTTCAATAACTGCTTTAGCAACAACTTTCATTGCCAATACAGCAGCATCATGACGTTGTTGATCAAATTTGATTTCTATTTTAGATGGAGTGTGTAC